CCCGGACATGCGACACCCATCCTTCACATAAGCGATGAGTGCGTCTCCAACTCGCCCAAAACCGCGATTGTGTAGCTGCCATTCAAGAAGCTCCTTGAGTTCCTTACTACGGAAAACTGTGTTGTAGACTGAATGCTCGAATCGCAGAGCGTCAACACTGACGTGTTGATCAAACCGCGACGCATCCAACCCAACAGCAACAGGTTCCGAGAAGGAAGCCCAGTTAGCTTCCAGAACGGCGGCCACACCATCGGCGTTCAGACCTTTCACAATTACCTGGTAACCAAAACAACGTTTAAACCCACGAGCAAGCTCCTTTTCAAAACACTTGAGGTAACGACCAACTTCAAGGTTATATCGAGGAGAACGTGGCTGGATGACCCGGGGGGCGGGATCCTCCTTGTCCGAGAAGTTAACCTTCTCGGCCTTCACAAATGTGCTCACATAACTATCCTTTCGAGCAATTCCCCTCACAAGCAGGGAATCTAAGGCTCTCTGATATATACCACGCTTGCGACCGACGTATAGCGAAGGGTAATCAACGCGAGGGACGACGGTGGTCGGACACATGGCATCACAGAGGCGGGCTGCTAACCCGGTAAGTTTTGCGAATACATTTGCTTTGGGGGATCTGCATGGCTGCAACTTGCCATTTTCAGAGACGAATAGGACCCTCTCTGCCACCCCGCGAACGAGGTTAGGGACTGAAGAGTTGTGCACACCATACTGGGCTCCAGAGCCAAACCCAGTAAGAATGCGCACACTCCTGGTCTTACCCTGTCGTACGTCCCCAGAGACGGTGATGCCGGGAACACCAGTGGGGTAAGTCACTGATGTCTCGACTCCGGGGACGACGATAGGGCCGCTTCAAGCGGCCTCCCCACCCCGTTTGTGCTCACGCACAAACGGGGTTCTCCGCATTTCGACCAATAACAAGTCGTCAGGGGAGTTGAGGAAGTACGCTTCAACGATGAGCGGGAACTGGCGGGCAATATGGGAAGGACGGAGTCCACGAGTTTTGAGAAACTTGCGGACAACATCGCTGACAACCAAGCGATTGGCTTTGCTGTCAGACATCAACCCGAACTCGCAGCGGACATGGTCCACTGCGATGCGGAGGATCCGAGAAGGGGTGCTTTTGGCAACATCAGCCTTCTCGTCGGAATCATCCACAACCACATGAGCCTGTTCCCAAGCCCAACGTATGGTGGCTTCAGCTAAGGTGTTCCTGCTGAA